AATGCTGAAAAGAAAGCCGAAGCCGTGGTTCAACAGATGCAAGTTGTTCAAGACCAAATGGAGGTGTATGCCGTCAAGATGGTAGGTGCTGGATTGGATACCACCACAACACCAATTGAGTTTAAAGGGAAGATCTATGATGCGTATTTGAACTATCTTTCCGAAGGTGGAAAGGAAGAGTTTGACTATTTTAGAATGTACTTATGGGAGCAAAAGTAAACATCACATCATTCCGTTCTAAACCCAAAAACAAACTTGGCAGACATACCAAGCACAAGAACAAACACAAGAGTTCCAAACCATATAAAGGACAAGGCAAATGATAGACAAAATCAAACAAGCGATGAAGGTGAAGAACTACAAGTTCTTTGAATCAGGTGATTACAACTTGAACATCATTGGGATTCGCAATTCGGATACTGGAAGCAAGGTCACAAATGTCTTTGATGACTTGTTAACCGTGAGTTACAAAATCGGTGATGTGTGGCATTTTAAGAAATGGGCTGCGACAACTGATCCAGGCACAAAGGGAGTGAAGGAATTTCACAATGCTCAAGGCGTTGCTCGTCTTGTCCCCGGACAATATCGTGGAAGTCACGCCATCGGATTGCATCAAGGCAAGTACGAAGCATTAAAACAAGCCAAACCCGTCAAGGTTTACAGAGATGCCAATAAGGATATGACCTACGACACCAAGTTAATCACAGAAGGTATCTACGGAATCAACATCCACAAGGCTGGTGCAGATTCAACCTATGTTGAGAATTGGAGTGAGGGTTGTCAGGTGTTCAAAAAGTCAGCAGATTTTGATGAGTTTATGGCTTTAGTCAAGAAGGCTGCCACCTTGCACGGCAATTCATTCACTTACACACTATTAGAAAGCAAAGATTTATGAAAAAATTAATGGAAATTTTCACGGGTGACAAAGGAGAGATGTCATCAAAACGATTCGTGGGCATTATCGGTGCTTTTGTTTTGTTTGCTACAATGGCTCATAATTCTCTCAGCCCTGCTGATATCGTACCTTCTCCAGAGTTGGTGACTGCGGTGGAATTCATCGTGATTGCTTGTCTTGGATTCACATCAATAGACAAGTTCTCAAACAAAAAAGATTGATTGCTATTTGATAGAGATGATATTCCAAAGATTAAACTTTCACGATAACAAACTGCCTGTTTTCAAAGAAAACAAAGCAAAGGGATTCGTGACATTTGGTGCTGACAATCTCTATCCTGATTTTCTAATTGAGTTATTCAATAAATCACCCAAGCACAATGCCATCGTTTCTGCAAAAGCATCCTATGTTGCTGGAATCGGCACGGAGGTATTTGGTTCAAACACGGAGGACATTGCAAAAGCCCAAGCCAAACTCAAAAATATAAACGCCTACGAGACCTACGAAGAACTCAAAGCAAAAGTTGCTTATGATGCGGAGTTGTTCAATGGTTTTGCAGTTGAGGTGATTTGGAACAAGGCAAAAACCGCACCTTCGGAATTCTATCACATCCCTTTCAAGAATGTCCGCAAAGGTCTTGAAGGTGATTTCGTGTATTGTGCTGACTGGACAGATAGCAAAGCGGAGAAAATCCACTATCAACCTTACAACCCAATCACAAGGGAATCCAAGCAAATATATTATTGTCAATTTTACCGTCCCGGTCAAGGCGAATATCCTTTGCCTGATTATGTAGGTGCGTTGAAATACATTGAGGTTGACACCGAGATTTCCAACTATTATTTAAATAGCATCAAGAACGGATTCACGGCACAAACCCATATTCAGCTCTTCAAGGGGTACCCCTCTGCCGAAGAAGCTAGGGCAACCGCACGTAGATTCAAGGAAAGTTATCAAGGCACAGACAATGCCGGTGGGTTAATTATCCAATACAACGATCCAACAGAGAAGGAATCAGTCATCAACAACCTTCAACCATCGGATTTTGACAAGCAATTTGACTTGTTAAATAAGACCGTACAACAAGAGATATTTGTTGCACACAAGGTCAACTCTCCAATGTTGTTTGGAGTTCGTGTAGAGGGACAATTGGGTGGTCGTAGTGAGTTGATTGAAGCCTATGAGATGTTTCATCACGCCTACATTGAACCCCGTCAACAAAAGATTGATGATACCTTTGCTTACTTGCTTGAACCTATCGCATCAGTTCGTTTAGAAACCATCAATAAGCCACCAATCGGTTTGGATTATCAGGCTTTGTTTACCGCTGGAATCATTGACAGAAACGAAGCAAGAAAAGAGTTGGGATTTGATGAGATTGAAGAACCTTTGAATGTTGCCCTATCAAAACAAAATCCTTTTGGATGGGATGATGAAAGAGACATCAAGGTATTTCAACAATACGGAGAGAGTGCAGACAACTTTGAAGCGTACAAGTTTGAATTTGTGGATGCCGTTGAAACTGCCATCTTGAATGTGTTGAAAGAGAATAAAGGTCTTCAAGTTGGAGACATTGTGAACATCACCAAGTTGGATGCAAAGGTTGTCGCAGATGCCATTGCTAAACTTGCCAAAGCGGAGTTGATCAAATCATACGAGGACGGATTAGAAACAACCCCGAAAGGAGTTGAAGAGGTGAAGAGATTGCAAACTGAAATTGTGGTTCGTTACAAATACGGATTGGCTGCTGGTATTGATGGACCAATGATTATTCCAGGTTCAAGAGATTTCTGCCGTCAAATTGATGGAAGCAACCGTGTATATTCAAGGGAGGATATCAATGCGATGTCAACCCAATTGGGTTACGATGTATGGAAGCGGAGAGGTGGTTGGTATCACAACCCCGTCTTGGATGTGAACACGCCACAGTGCAGACATATTTGGGTGCAACAATTATTAAGGAGGATCAAACGATGACCAATTTTGTATATTTCATTTCAACCACTTATTTGAAGTCGAACACGCCTTTGAATGACAACGTTGACGATAAATTGTTGAAGTCAGCAATCAAAGAAGCTCAAGAAATCTACATCCGTGATGTGATTGGTTCAGGCATTTACAATGAGTTGCAAGTACAGGCATTCGCTGGAACATTAACCCAGTTGAATACTACCCTTTTGGATTCATACATCGCACCGTGTTTGAAGTATTATACATTGACTGAAGCAATGCTTCCAATGACCTTCAAATTGATGAACAAATCGGTTGCATCTCGTGAGAGTGACAATGCAAGGGCAGTATCTGTTGAGGAAATGACAATGATTGAAGGTCGTTATCGTGACAAAGCGGAATATTATGCCAACCGATTGAGGGATTATCTTCGCACATACACCAATGATTATCCTTTGTTCTTGAATCCCGGCAGTACATTTGATACAATCCGTCCAAAGAACACCGCTTTTGTCGGTGGTATTTATCTTCCAACATCTCAAGATTGCTTTTGGAACTATGACTTCCCCAACGAGGACAAATAAGTGGCAAAAAAACAACGAAGCCAAACTTCTCAAATTTCTCAAGAATGACACTAAACCAAATAATTCAAAAGATTCAAACGGCAGCCGAAAGCCATAAGATGGTTCACAAGTTTGGCGTTGGTCAGCAGTCAAATATGACTGTTGAGAATGTTGAGTATTATCCGTTGGTTTGGTTGTATCCTGATGGCTTCAATTTGCAGTCAACTGGAAACTTGATGACATACAACTTTGCATTGCTTGTGATGGACAGAGTATTTGAAAGCGAATCAAACACGATTGAGGTTCTTTCCGATACCGCACAGATTATGACCGACATCTTCGCATTGATTGACAACAACACCCAAAACGATGAGGATTTTGAGATTGTGATCAACGGCAACGCATCTCCTTTCTACGATTCAAAAACTGATATTCTCGCTGGTTATGCAATCAACTTCCAAGTCCTCACTCCTTATTTACACAATACTTGCGTTGTTCCTGTTTAGTTGGTTGTGGGCGTTCTTCAATTATGATGAACCAGTCCGCTATATCAAACCACTAAATGTTGAACTGCACGAGAGGATTATTGAAGATCAAACGAATCACACTTTTGAAAGAACTGAACCACTATGATACGATTTATCTTGATACTTTTGATGCTACATCTTCAGGGCTTGAAGGGGCAATCCGTCTCCATAGATTCTGCGACACTTCGGGTTGCGAATAGTTATCTTGTCAAAGGTGCAATCGCACGGCAGAAAGTCAGCCAATTACTGAAGGTTGTTCACTCGGATTCTATCATAATTTCGGAACAAGATTCGGTCATCACCAAACAAAAGGTAAACATCGCATATCTCAATGCAGAGAATGATTCACTTGTAAGGCAAAATAAAGCCATTACAAGGACTTTGAAGTTATTCAAGGGTATCAGTATAGGTTTAGGAATTTTAACGCTTGTGGGATGGCTACGATAGACATTAACAAACTGCCCGATGCACTTGATACATATTTGGATGATGTCAATCAAGGCTCACTCCTTCAACAAATTATCGTTGATTGGTGGAACAAGAAGGTGATTCCTCCGATTTGGGCAAACCTTGACAACAAAAACATCAATGCGTCTTCAGCTCTTCGCCAATCTTTTGTCCCAGGAGAGATCACCAAAACGCCAACATCAATCAACACCATCCTTCTCGCTGAAGATTACTGGGAATTTATTGAATACGGAAGGAAGCCAACAAGAAATGGTCACATTGAAGGCACACCGTATCTATGGCAGTCAATTAGAGAATGGATGCAATTCAAAGGAATCAAGCCACCACAAACGATGACCTACGATTCAATGGCAAAGGCTATCGCAAACAAGATTCACCGCAGAGGAACGAAGGCACAACCATTCCTTGAGGATGCGTTCACCGAATCAATACAGATGGAATTGGTGAATGAGTTGAATGCTCGTTTCGGAGATTTGATATTTTCGGAAGACATTAAATTGTAACAAAAAGCAAAATATATTTGCATTACTGATAAGTTTATTTTACTTTTGCTTTCGTTATGGATTACAACAAAGCAATTGAAACTATCAAATTAAAACGCAGACAAGGGCTATTCCAAATAGTCGCTCGTAAAACTGGGGTATCACTTCCAACGGTAAGAAAGTATTTGGTTGAGGGAAACATCGTTTCACCCAAAGCCAAAGCCGTCATTGAAATTGCATTGAGGGAGGTGAACAATGATTGAAGCAACAATCAACGGATGGATTCTTACACTTGGTAAGGATGATAAGTATGTCTACATTGACAAGCAAGTTGATGACTATTTACTTGAGCATCACTTTGACGAACTTGAACCATACCTGATCAAGCGAGATGTGTATTTCGGTGGATGCGTTGAGACCAATTTAGTGGGTATTGAGACGGAAAGATTCTTTTTCCTTGAACCCGACAAGTTTACAGTATTATTTATGCTCGGACACAAAACAAATTTCCTATGAATAAAAGCGAATCAATCAAGAACATCGCTGGTGCGTTGGTAAAATTCCAAGCATCGGTGAGCAAGGTAGCAAAGGAAGCCAACAATCCTTTCTTCAAATCCAAGTATGCAAGTTTAGCAAACATACTGGATACAATTCAAAAGCCATTGAGCGAATGTGGTTTGGCAATCAGTCAATTTCCTGATGGGAACGCACTCACAACCATCATCCTTCACGCTGATTCGGGCGAGTGGATGGAATCATCCTATGTGATGCCGGTTGCAAAGCAGAACGATCCACAAGCAATGGGGTCTGCCATCACTTATGCGAGAAGGCAATCCATCGGTTCAATCCTAAACTTGAACATTGACGATGACGATGATGGTGAGAAAGCAATGGGAAGACAGATTCCAAAGAAAGATGAACTCACACCAAAGCATCCATCGTGGGCAAAAGCAGTTGAACACTTGAAGACGGGCGGATTGATGACCGACATCACAAGCAAGTTTGAAGTATCTCCGGTGAATATGAAACTTTTAATCGGTGAGAAATGAATAACACACATCCAGTTATTCACACTTCTTTGA